CCAGATCCGTATGCGACCAAATTTAGATTTCCATTGACGTTGCCTACATAGATATCTTGTGTGAGTTGGTTGACTACTAATTCGCTGGGGCGAGCAACACCATTGTAATTGCCAATGGTTTCTTGTGCGTTGTCCTTCATCACAGCACGGCTAATGCCGGTGATGTCTGAGTATGGTGGGGGTGGGTTTGCCATGATTTAAATATTCTTTATTGGAATATTTAGCAAAAAAGTTTAACGAGGGTAGCCAGCAAAGGCGTTGACAGGGCTTTGGCGATTTACCAGGGCGGGCTCTTCGCTGGCTGCTGTGCTGACTAATTTTTTACCGCCGGGTGTGTTGGTCATGTTGAGTGCAGCATCAATCACAGGGTCAACATTGTTGTTGAATCCCACAATCACAGCATGTTCACCAAATGCTGTTTCTGCTGTCCACTCAGGTCGAAAGTCGTTTACATTATCAGTTGCAGTGTCGCTTCTGGCTCGTGCCATGGCCACACCAAATCTATAATTCTTGTAAGGATCAGATGCACTGAGACCAGGAATAACAAATGTGTTTTTCATTGGCTCTCGGCTTTCCGGTGGCAGCTCTCGTTGCTCTTTAATAAATTCGCGAGCTCTCATCGTGGATAACCTTTGAACGCTTTAACGGGGCTGGCTGTGTGGACTGCTGGATGTTCTTGGCTTTCTAGATCACCGTGATTCAAATCGATGTGCTTGCTGCCAATTGCTCTATATGCTTTTTCGAGCATTTCTTGTTCTTGTTTGGTATATGGTGCAGCAATGTTGTTGCGGCCGCTCCAGGATTCACCGTCTAGTTCAGGGACAAAAGTTCCATCAGTTAACGCAACTGCCATCATCACACGATTGAGTTCATACACACGATCAGCAAACTGCCCATCTCTAAATTTGTTCAAGCCCACAGTGGCATTTTGATTACGCTTGGTAATCTTGCCAACTGCGTCTTCAACAATAAACTCACGTGCTCGCATATTATTAACTTACGTAGCTTCCGCCGCCTTGAACACCGGCTGTGCCAGAACTTGCTGTTCCAGATTCTGAGGCTGTAAAGTTTGATCCTGTGACAGTAAGTTTATTTCCTACGCCAACATACACATATTCATAACTGTTAGCAGGCACTGCCACTGCGTTGCTATAAATTGTGTTAGCAAAGTCAGTGGCTAGATAGACCTGATAGGTAACCGCAGTGTTACCTGTTGAAATTTGAACTTTGTCTGTTTGCCAAACTACGTTGGCAACTGCGGTGTATACATTTGCTTGACTTGCCATGATTAGCCCTTAAATGATTTTAGTTCAGCATACAGCTTCATGCCAAGATCTTTGTTCTCGCCCATGACACCTTGACGCTGGGGTTGACGGTTAAACGGAGCACCGGTTGTTTGACCAGTTGACTTAGGACCATTTAATCCACCTGCCCAACGACGCATTTCAGGATCGTCTTCGCCAGTTGTTTCTTGGTTAGTTGGCCAGTCGGGCTGGTTCTCGTCTAGCTCTTCTTCGCATGAACATGGACTTGTGCCACATCCGCAATCTTCGTGGTCATGATCTTTTGCTGACATGCCTGCTAGATTCAACAGTTGTGCCAGTTGTTCAGCTGCTTCGCCTTCGGCACTGACAGTGATGTTCTTGCGTGGTTCGCCGTGTTCGTCCATGCTCATGTTTACTGACACGTTCATGGACTCAGAAATCAGTGCTTCCAAATCACGATTCAAACTGTCGTAAATGCCTTTGCCAACAATACCACCTTGTTTGGCTTTGCCGCCAGCTGCTGGAGCAACTGAACCTGCAACAGTGCCAGACTCTTCAGTTTTTTCTTTTTTCTTGCGATCTGGATTACCAGGACCACGTTCTTTGGCTAGTTTAGTTGCAGTTGCATACATGACTTCTTCGCCACGTTTGCCATAACGCTTTTCAAAACCAGCTTTGTTTTTCTTCATGCCTTTGACAATGTCTTCGCGCTCTTCTTTTTCTGAACTTGATAGCTTGCGTTCTTTAACAGAGTAACCAGCTTCTTCCAGTGCTGTGATTGCTTCGTCAATTTCTTCTTTGGTCATCTTGCGACCGCCCTTGTGCTTGGTAGCGTTAGCAGTCACACGCTCAGGTGCTCGGTCTGCTTTCTTGGGACGACCACGGCCGCGCTTTTCACCGTCAGCTGGTTTGTCATCATCGGCGCCCACTGAGTAACCAGTGTTAGGGTCAGTGCGACGAGTTACTCGTCGACCGGTACCTGTAGTTTCAATATCATGCTTGTGACCATGAGTGATTTCACCCTTCTTGGTTGCTGAACGACGACGCTCTACGTCTTTGAGCATGTCATCCCAACCTTCTTCTAATTCTTCATGCTTGTGTTTCTTCTTGTCAGCAGCAGCTTGCCTCATAGATTCTTTGCGGTTACCATCCTTGTCAAGATCAATGTAGTCTGGCTTGGCAGCTTCGCGCACTTGTTCCATGTCGCTGTCGCCATCCAAGTCAGCTTGCTTCTTGCCAGCAGCACGAGCTTTCATTAGATTACCCGTGAACTTGTTGCCTTCCTCCATGTCATCTTCTTTTATATTTGCAATCATCGCAGCAGAGTCATTTCTTCTCTGTTGCGTAAATGCATTATACTTTGCAGCCGCAACTGGATCTTTAAGTGTAACAGGGGCACTTTGTTCTTTGACGCCATCGGGCTGTTGACCAGCAGCGGGTTGTTGGCCAGGCTGTTGAGGAGGAACTTTGCCAGTGACAGGAACGCCGGCTTTTCTCTGAAGATCTTTGATCAAGTCTTCGTCTGAACCATGACCTGCTATGTTACCAATAGCTTGAAGAGCTGCTTGAGCACCTGTCTTGATTTTGTCGCCAAAGCCTTCTTGTGTTCGTTTGGCTTGGTCAGCGTTGTCGGCTTCAAGACCTCTTTCAGAATAATGTCCAAGAGCGCCGCCAGCGGCTGCTCCTACAGGACCGGCAGCTAATGCTCCTAGGCCCGCACCAACAGCAGCACCAAGACCGCCTTCTTCCAGTTTACCTTGTTTGGCCAACTTGGCACGAACTGCACCTGCCACACGTTCACCAGCAGCTTTGCTGCCATAACGCTCGCCTGCGTCTTTGGCAATCTTCTCAAAGTTCTTGCCTGGCTTGCCTTCATCGCGCTCATTCAACTGACCGTGTGTGGTTTCTGGCTTGGCACGAATAGCATCAAGAGTTTTGTTTAAGTTATAGAAAAATGTCATTTGAATTATCCTCTAAGGTTACGGCCAGTTGCTGGCTTGGGTGGACGCTTGATTGTGCTCATTGGACTGTTTTTACCTTGTGGCAAATCATTTGTGGTTTCTGCAGGCTTGGTTTTCTCGCCGGCAATTGTAAAGTCTGAACGATAGGCGTTCTTGAGAACTGCATGATCATAAGGGCCAGTTGCATAATCCTTGCTAAGAGCCTTTTGCTTGGCATCCGGAGCAGGATAATCAGTATCACCGAGCAATTCTTTGTTTTGATCTTCGATGTCTGTGCGCTCTTCTTGATTGTTTTCTGAATAATTAGGAGTTTGCATCAGCACACGATTGGGATCAAAACCCAGTAATTGTGCAATTTGACGAATCTGTGCATCAATAGCAGGATAACGGAATTCTACATCTAGTGTAGTAATGCGTTCGTTGCTGAATGCAGGAAAGTCTGGTGTTCTAGCTTGAATTGGTGTTGTTTTAGCATCACCAATCTTAACAGGATCAAACTGGCTCAGTTTGCCTTTAAGTTCTTTTAAAAATTCACTGGACACATCGCCGGCGAATTTGATGCGATAAGAGTAGGTTCTTTCGCTTTCGATTAGATAATCTCTAAAGTGTTTCATGTCAGTTTCCTATATGATATTTATGCTTGTTTAGATTTTTGATCTCTACTGGCCAAGAGTCGTTCCAGTATGTCGTTGCGATTCAACACTTGGCCCTGTGCAGTTTCTGCAGGGCCTTCCTCACCTTGTAGGTCTCGATCAAGTTTTAGTTTCTTCATTTGAAGCTCAATCATCTTGAGCTTTTTGTTCATCTTGGCTGTTTTGGCACTCAGTGCATGGCCCAACATAGTGCCCGCTACTCCAAAAATTTCTGCTGCAAATCTTGAGTCCACATTCATCCCAAGATCGGATAAATCATTAAAGCTCTTTTTGGCTAGGTCTGCAATTTCGTCAAGTTCGGTGTCAGAAGTGTCAACGTCAGACACTTCTGCAAGTGCAGCATCGATTTTATCAATAGTGGTGTCTACATTACTGATAATGTTTCTGGTATCTTCAACTGTCAAGTGGCTTGTATCAATCAAGTGATCACTGATAGATTCACTAGTGGGCAAGTCAAACAGTTCTTCGAGTTTTTTCATTCTTTACTTACCTTTTCTGTATTATACGTTTCAAAGTCTTGTCTATGCATTAAAGAGTATTTGACTTTGTCCCAGGTGATTTGCAATTCTTTGGAAATTTGCAAGTTGTTTAATCCTGCATCGTGCAACGTAAAGACTTTTGTTGCAATATCTATATTTTTCTGCAAATAGGTATCCAATGTTGATTGTCGTTTTTTATCAGTCCACGGTTGACCTTTTCTTGCCTCGGCATTTTTAAGACAGTTTTCTAATCTGGTTTGAATTGCTTTTTCTGACCAAGTTTTATTACGGTGTTTCTCGCGCATGCTTTCGATTTTAGACTTGTATTCATTTGTAGTTCTGTCTAAATTAGCAAAATATGTTTTTAATTTGTCTGACTGAATTTTTCTTTTTTCGTCAGTCCAGTTGGTCTTGTATGCATCAATGCAGCATTTTCTAACATACTCGTATACTCTGCCAGACGGAACATACCTGCCGCCACCTATTTTTTTAACATTGGTTATCATTCCCAATGCATGCTTCATTTTATAAAGATTATTACCCTCGGTCATTTTTGTCAAAAGAAGATGACAAATAAAGTGCTCTCTAGGAGTTAAGTTTGCTATATTTGATTTAGAGTTGTTTCCGCCTAGGCTGCGAGGCAGAATGTGATGTTTTTCTATGTAGGTACCGTCTGGTAAAATTCTTGTTTGTGCCTGTTGAATAATATCAAAATACCATTTTGTGTATTTGTTTTGTAAATACATTGCTGTGATTCCTTTAAAATCGTAGAGCCGGTGGATGTTGTCGCATCGTGATCGGCACTTTTATTTATCTTTTTCCCCCTCCTTGATGCCACATGTCTTTTTCTGTGATAACCCGAAAGGTTAGTCCCTGGCGGCGGCACCAGGCATTTGCTGCTTCCCATTTGGCGTGATTAACTGCTACCACAGCACGTTCTTGTGGCTTTTGTTTTTCGGTAATCATGCTTTGTCCAGAAGGTTTAATTTCAATTACTTCTGCTTTGACTGTGTTGTTTTTGGTTCTGTAAACAACCAAAAAGTCTGGAACATAAATTGTTTGTTTGCCTGTAAGCGGGTGTCTATAAGGAACATTGATACTTTCGCTGGCCCATTGCAACACATGTTCATTGGTATCGCAAAATCTCATAAAAGCAAATTCCCAACCCGAACGGTATCTGGGTTCACCTTTGCCCACATACTTGGCAGGATTGGTAATTTTATAAGCGCCTTGTGCCCACTTGGCCATCACTGCCTCACGTTTCTAGCAGTCCAGAAGTTGGGTATAGCAGGCTGGAGAACACCAAGCAAGGTTGAATTGCTTCGTATGCTGTTTAGATAGTAGCACAAGTTGGCAGTAAGTTGCGGACCTGTGGAGCCTTCAATTTCTTGCAATATTGTAAGAGCATCAACGCCGCTTTCTTGTGCCACTCTAAAAATTGAAACTGTAAAGTTTTGTGCTTGTTCTACTGTGTTAAAAACGCTGTTGAAATAACTCAATACAATATCATATTCTGCTGCTGGCACATTCTCAGCGTAGTTGTAAAACTCGTCAAAGATTCTGACCGTTTGGTCAATCATGGGGTTGATTGCGTTAACGGTTCCCATTATCTAACTGTTCCTTGACGTAAAATTTGATTGCCTGTGTTGGCAGCAATTTCTGTTGGTGTATTGCTCTTGGGAGGAGTAGGAAAGAATATACCGTCAAGAATACCACGCTGTCCCGACCCCGGAACTCCTGGTACCCCAGGTGTTCCAATCACTGCTCGTTGAGCTGCCGGTAATGCACCTCGGGCAATAGTTTTGGCACTTTGTCGAACTTCTCTGCTTGCAATACTTGCTAAATCTTTGTCTTTGTAGGTGTTATATGCACTGAATGCCTTTTGTGCAGCACCAATGTATCCAGCAACACCGCCACTTGCCAAATCTTCTGCAATACCAATACCGGTGTCAATAAGACCGCCCTGTCCAAGCACTGTTGCGTTGGACCCTGGACGAGTAATTCCGCTAATTGTGGTATCGTAGTAGGCTGGGTCGGCGAATCCAACAACGTTTGTGTCTGGTCTAACATCGCCAATTGCACCAGTTCCATACTTGACTGTTTCGTAACGAATAGTCATTCTGTTACTCATTGTGCCACTACCCTGTGAATAATCGTAAGTGTCGTGTTGCCATTCTGTGATCAACGGATTGATCAATACATAGCTTGCCCACTTGTGTTGATTAAATCCATAAATTCTAATGTCTTTGAAGAACGGCTGTTTTCCTGTTTGACCTGCACCATATGTTTGGGCACCGTCAGTGTAGCTTTCTCCAATGTAGCCCCAGTCGTTGACTGATCTGGAGTTGTCGTAAATGTCTCTAGCACTGTAACTGAACGCATTGGGAGTGCCAATAAGTGCGCCTAAACTTCCGTTAGTGGGTGCAAGATTATCGTATTTTTGACTGGGATCTTTGTAATAGTATGAGTAATAGCTATACCAAAAATCTCTAATCAGGTCGCCGCCATCGTCATGAAATTCAAATTGCACCGGCTGATACTCAATTTTTGTTTGAACCAATCTCTTGCGATTATATTGGTTCATGGTTTCTACAGAAATATTGTAGTTGGGCAACTGAACATTCTTGACCATCAGTCCGATAGTAGCAATTTCTTGATTGTTACCAAATGCTGTTCTTAAAGCAGGAACAAAGGTTGTGTTGATTGTAAAATAAACATGGAATAGATACTTGTGGCGCGGTGCAAACTCGTATCCGTTGGTTAAAAAGGTTTTAGCGGCATGTGCGTAATCTGTTACGCCTTCATCGCCGGTAAAACCTTTTAAAATGTAGCCTTGACCAAACGCCATCTAATAGTTCCTATTAGATTACAGTGCTAGGTCCTGTAGCCACTGCTCCTTGAGGTCTTGCGCCAATGCTTGCACCAACACCGTCAGGTTGACCACTTGCTGAATTAATTTGCATAGCATTGTCATAAGCGATGGATAATGCAACTGTTACTACTTCGCTTGAACCGTAGTTAACATCACCGTAGTTGACTTCTTTTAAATAGCAACCATACATTTCCCATTGTTCAAGAACCACTGGGTCACTTGTGCCGTTACCGCCGTCTAGGATCTGCAATGTTGTGGTAAATTTATAATCAATACCAGCAGCAGCACTTGCTTGTTCAGCAAAGTCCAATTGCTTCTGTAATTGTTCACCTACCAAACGTGTAACTTGACCACTAGCATCATCACGCAAGTTGCATGAAACATCGTTCCAGCTGTGTCTTCCAGCTAGTTTAATAGTTGAGTTATAGATCGGAATTGAAATTTCTTCAAAGTTAACAGTAGGACGGCTAAAGTCCATTACCTGTTTGGTCATTTCTGTTGTTGGCGAGGCACTGTTAGAAGTACCAAATCCATCAAATGTAACTCTAAATCTATATTTGAGTTTAGGCATCAACAGACCTTGTGTTGCTTGACTTTGGTCACTTGCTAAAGGTACTGTCAGTTTTGTTAATGATGCTACTGCCATGTTATATCTCCTGTATGCTTTTATTTATACTATTTTGATCAAGAAAAAATAGGGCCCGAAGACCCTATTTTGTTTGAAGTAACTTGAAGCATTAACCTGCTGAAGCTACTGTGCTTACGCTACTTGCAATCTCACCAGTGTTCTTCAAGCGCAATGGAATGTAGATAAATTCAACTGCTTTGACTGGTTCAATCGCAATGTCCACCCACAATTCATTGTTGTCAATGCGCGATGGGGTGTTGTTTGTCAAGTCGCAAACAACAAGGTAGTCGTAAATACCACGCTTGTTGACCAAGTCGATCATCAATGAGTTAACTGCACTGCTAAACTCATTTCTTGTTATTTGATCGTTTGGTTCAAACAAGAATGATTTACCGATTTCTTGCAATCTACCGCGGATATAAGCAATCAAACGTGACACGTTGATTCTATCCATCGCAGTTGCAGTAGAAGTAACTGTCTTGTTACCGAAGTTGGTAATACCGACACCAGGAACAAATGTAATTGGGTTGATATCTAATTCGTATAGAATATCACGCAGACCTTGATTTACACCCAACGTCACAAACTCACCAGTGATGGCGTTTACATAACCAATACGCAATGCGTTATCGATAACACCACGACGTGTTCCGGCTGGTGCCAACCATGGATATGCAACTTCGTCTGAACGAAGAATTGTGCGCAACATCATGTGACTTGGTGGCTGCACAACTGAGCTGCCACTTAGGTCTGTAGTTTGGCAACTTGGATAGAATACGCCAAGGTATACATCAGAAGTTGTCAAGCCATCGCCTGTTGGATAACCATTACCTGAGTTATTACTTACCCATGATGAGATATCAGCAGAGTCTGGTCCTAAACGCAGCGGTGTATCACCAATAACAAACGCAGTGTTGTTGCGATCATTGTTCAACTCAATCATGTTAGGGATCAATTCAGGATACTGAGGGCATGAAATCAAGTTAAACTGGCGTTGCTCTTCTCTGATATCAGTAGAAGCATCAATGCCTGCTTTCAATGCACTAACAATGATTGATCGTTGAGCTTGGCGACCCATGTATGGGCTTCCGTCTGCTTTGTTACCACTCTCTGTTATCCAGGCGTTGGTCACTGTAGGTAGTGTGTCGTCGGGGAAACTTTGAGCATTAAAGTAATCAACTTGGAAACTCTTGACGTTGTAACCTGAACGACGTGTGTTAAACAACAACATACCTTGTGGATATAGTGCAGGATCCGGAGCATCTAGATCAAGATAGTCACTTGTTAACAAACTAGAAATTGTTGGAATTGGATCGCTGATTGGATCAGTTGTTCCGTTTGGTGCCCAACGAGCGTCAGCAAACAAAATACCATTTTCAGTTGTTTGATCAGTGTTTACAATTTGAACCCACTGATCAACACCTTCCACCAATTCCCAACGATACAACGCTGGATAGTTTTCTAAGTCACTGGTGTCAATCCACAAATCGCCGTAAACCAATGGGCTTTCAGCAGTGTCATTTTGTGTGGTCGGGGCGGTGGTCGAGAATATTGGACCGCTTGCGTTGGTATCAGTCAAGTTATAACCACGAACGTCATTGCTAACGTTTTGGTAACCTTGCCAGGTGCCATTGTCTTGGATCATGATATCTGCTTGTGTGGTAGAACTATAGAACCACAAACGACCATCTGCAGGATCCTGATTTGGCGCAGTTGGACTTGCAGTGTAAGAGAACCATGGAGATGACAAGAACGGTGTTAGATATAAACTAGATCCTGGACCTGGTTCTACACCTTGAACAGTGGTATTAAAACCTGCGGCAGCAATTGGTGTGCCACTGGTGTTAGTTACAGTAATCACACCCCCTGTTGAGTGTGTAAACACAATAGCACCGTCGCTGTTGATAGATGCTGATACGTATGGCACGTTTGCTGCACTGACTGCTGAAATAAAAGCAGAAGCTGTAGTGCCAGCCAGTGTAACTGTAGCAGTTGTATTTGTGGCTGTGCCAGGTTGAGATGCTGAAAGTGTAAATGCATTGCCTACGCTGAATGGTCCAGGTGTTGTGTCGCCACCGGTTACAATTGTTGCGCCTGCTGTTACTTTTTCCAATATCTCAAGACCGCCTGTGTCTGGATCATTGTAACTTGGATTGATCTTGGCCCAGGTAGCGCCTACTGGAATATTAATGCCGCCGCCCGATGGGTCGACCCCATAAATGTAGTCAGAATCAGTGTTGTATAATGGAACACTTTGTTGCACAAAAGTGGCCAGTGTGGCGTTGTATTTTTTCAATACTAGGTTAACACCAAGGTTAACGTTGTTTGATTTTTGCCATACGGAACCAGTTGGTTCAGGTGCAACATCAGTGGATCTCCAGCGTGGAACGCTGTAACTTGCGCCAACAAAGAATGCAGGTGCATAATATGGTGATAGGTTTGAACCTGTTGGGTTAGGAGTAATACCTAGCGCAGTCAACGGTGTACCGGTTCCATTTTCAATGATAACCGCGCCTTCGTTGCCAGTAGAACCGTCGGCAGTTGCAGTAGAATCTGCATAAATCACCAATTTACCGTTGTCGACACCTGCATAAACACCAGTGATGGCTGCATCGTTGATGTCATCGCATACATCTGCAACAGATGTGCCAGTAATAGTAACAGTTTGGCCGTTAATTACGATGGTATTGTTTATAACCATTGTTGGGCTTGCGTTGGTTCCTTGGATAGTGGGCCAAGCAGTCTTCCAATCGTCGCTTCCCACCAATACCCAGGTATTATACAAACTAAGCAATGGGCTTCCGGCAGTTGTATAGTTAACTGTTGCACTGTATGTGCTTGTGCTAGGGCCGCCGCGCTTGTAGTAGATTGGGTTTTGAATATACACTGCACTTATTGCATATCCACCAA